CGATGCTTAATGAGGGTATTCCTGAAGAAGAACTGACTACAGTTAAGGTAATATCTCCTGCTCAGGCAGAAAAAGTATTGAAAAAGCATGGCAAGCAATTGCCTGCCAATCAAGTAGTAGCAGTAAGTAGTGGCAGTACGCTAGCTGAGGAATCAGATCCAAGGCCTGCGGTTTTACAAATCGGGCAGCAACTTACCGCAGCCCTCTCTAAACTTCAATAAGGAATTAAATCATGTCAAATATCACTACATTCTCAGGTGCAAACCTTCCTTCAGTAAAGTCATTAGCAACAGCGTTGCGTACCATTGAAACCGATGTTGGCGGTGCAGGTACCGTTATTATCAAGATGGACAAAACAGGTCATTGGGTATTCGGTGCAGAGCAGACCGAAATCGAAAGTGACTCCACTTGGGCAGTTAATCCTTTCTCATTTGTTCATGGCTATATCGCATGGGGTGATGGCGAAGTATTGGCTGAGAAGATGGTTAGCGTAAGCCAGCCATTACCCGAACTAGAAGTAGCGCCTCCTGGTGCTAAAAAGGGTTGGGAAACTCAAGTCGGTATGTCTATCAAGTGTCTTGATGGCGAAGATAAAGGTATGGAAGCGCGTTACACCACAACATCCGTTGGCGGTAAGAAAGCGGTTCAAGCCTTAGCAGTTGCCATCGCTACGCAAGTAGAGAAGGATCAATCTAAGCCAGTTCCAGTAGTTGAGCTTGGTAAAGAGCATTACACCCATAAATCGTATGGCCGTATCTATACCCCTATTTTCAAGGTTCTTGAATGGGCAGGTATGGATGGTGAAGTTGCAGCAGAAGAAGCGCCTAAAGAGATTGAAGCGCCTGTAGAAGCTGAAGCAGCGCCAGCACGTCGCCGTCGTTCAGGAGCTTAATATGTCTATCAAACTAGACCTTACGATTGAAGAAGTGAATGGTGTTCTCGTTGCATTGGGCAAAGCGCCTTATGAAATGGCTCAACCAATCATTGATAAGATCAAGTCACAAGCCATCCCACAAGTGCAACCCGTTGCACCTGCGGAAGCTGAAGTAGTAGAGCAGTAAAAGAATAGGGGCGGTTGACATTATTCAGTTCTATGGCTCTTAGAGATTTCAGGACTAAGAAGGATACTGCCCCACCCCTAAAGTACAGTAAAGGACAATAAAAATGAAAGAATTTCCAACTTATTTTACGAGTGAGCACGCATTAAGCATGACCTTACGCGATTACTTTGCCGCTAAAGCATTGATGAGTATGTTATCTCCAGTTCAAGACATTACAGCTAGCACTCCTATTGTCGCCGCAAGATTAGCGTACAAATTTGCCGATGCAATGATGGAGGCTCGTAAATGAACGCAAATGAATTAGCCGACTTGATTGAATGTGCTTGTTGTGCTTATCAAAAAGAAGCTGGAGCCATGCTACGCCAGCAAGCAAACCGCATAGGTGTATTAGAAGCAAATCATAAGATACAACTAAACATTAATGATAAAGCACTTAAATACATAGCAGAGTTAGAGAAAAGAAATAAAGAGCTTGAATCGTTTTATAGGACAGTAAAGGCATTGCAAGAATGAGCATCCTTTGGCTCGATTACGAAACACGCTCACGATGCGATCTACGCAGTCGTGGGTCATATAACTATGCTCAGGATCCTAGCACCCAAATCATCTGCATGGCGTATGCCTTTGATGATGAGGACGTTGCTCTGTGGACGCCTGACCAAAAATTTCCTAAGCGTGTAGCGCAACATTTTTTTGACGATGGTCAGATTAGGGCGCACAACGCAGGCTTTGACCGCCTCATTACTGAGTTCGTCCTATGCCATGACTTTCTAGTGCCTACGCCGTTACTAATGCAGTGGTATTGCACCGCCGCACAAGCACGGGCTAACTGCGCTCCAGGCTCACTTGAGGATGTCGGACGCTTTGCTAGTTCGTCTATGCGTAAAGACCATAGAGGCAATCAATTGATTCGCCTGTTGTGTGTCCCCAAGGCAGATGGTACATTTAGTACAGACCCTACCTTGTTAGCAGAAATGGGTAACTACGCCATGCAAGATGTCAGAACCATGCGCTCTATCTCTATGGCCATGCGCCAGTTGTCCCTTGATGAGTTGCTTGATTACCATGTCAATGAGCGCATCAATGACCGTGGTGTGCTATTAGATAAGCCCCTGTGCGAAGCCGCAGTGCGCTATGCTAGTGAGGAATTACAAGAGATTGAGCAGATCGTTGCCGAAGTGACTGAAGGTGAGATCACTTCGGTACGCAGCCCTAAGATGCGTGAGTGGGTCTTAGCGCGTGTCGGCGATGAAGCTAAAAAACTAATGGAAGTCTATAAAGATGGCGACAAGAAATATTCGATCGACAAGTCAGTTCGAGCTAACTTACTTATTCTTGCTGAAGAAAACCCCGATGAAATACCGGCGGAAGTTGCAGATGTTATCCAATGTGCGGACGACCTATGGGCGTCTAGTGTTGCGAAATTCAACCGATTAAGGGAGTTAGCTGATGAAGAAGATCACCGAGTTCGTGGGGCTTTTGTCTTTGCAGGTGGAAGCGCTACGGGACGCGCTTCGTCCTACGGCGCCCAAGTCCACAACTTCACCCGCAAGTGCGCTAAGGATCCTGATGCCGTTAGACAAGCTATGGTTAGAGGCCACGCAATTGTCCCTACCTTTGGACGCAGAGTCACCGACGTTCTCAAAGGTATGCTTCGACCAGCTCTCATCCCAGCCCAAGGGAAAACTCTCGTTGTGGCGGATTGGTCAGGGATTGAAGCCCGAGTTAACCCTTGGCTCTCCAATTGCGACGCCGGTATTGCGAAGCTATCGCTCTTTGCACGGGGAGAGGACGTCTATAAGGTTAACGCAGCAGCAACCTTCCACGTCCCTGTCGCTGACGTTAACAATGAGCAACGGCAAATTGGCAAAGTCCAAGAGTTAGCCTGTGGCTTTGCAGGGGGCATAGGAGCGTTCGCGGCGATGGGACGCGCCTACGGCATTTTGTTACCTGAGCCTCAAGCCAAGCGAATGGTCACAGCGTGGCGTTTAGCGAATCCTTGGGCTACTCCGTATTGGCAAGACCTTGAAGAAGCGTACACAAGGGCGATGCGTAATCCTAACCATGAATTTAGTGCAGGTAGGGTAACCTATATGTACGACGGGCAACATCTTTGGTATGCTTTACCTTCGGACAGAGTTCTTTGCTATCCATTCGCTAAGTTAGAAGCTGATGGCGTTACTTACGCTAAAGCAGCATGGAAACCCGCCGTTGATGCAAAGGAATGGCCTAGAGCAAGACTATGGAAAGGTTTAGCGTGTGAGAACATTACTCAAGCAGTTGCCAATGATCTATTGCGTTATTCGCTACGCCAATTAGACGATGTTATTCTTCATATCCACGATGAAATTGTTGTAGAAACAACCCAGCCCGAAGCGATGATAAAAAGAATGGAAGAAGTGATGTGTACCGCGCCCGATTGGGCTAAGGGCATACCGCTAGGTGTAGAAATCCATGCCATGCAGCGTTACGGAAAATAAAAAGAAAAAGCCCCCTAGGTTTTAATCTAGGGGGCTAACCTCACGAAAGGTAGTCCAGATGAACTTTGTAGAATATATCACGAACCTAGCACCTGTAGGTGAAACAGCCCTCGTTGTGCGTCAAAAACCACAGTTAGATGGTAACGGGCAAATGCAAGCCCATGCCGATGGCACGATTAAATGCACTTGGCCTGCGTTCTTGCCAACTGCTAAGGTCAAGAAGGATTGGGCAATCTACGGCAATACAGGCTCATTTATTCTTGATCGCTTTGCTGATGGCAAAGTATCAGCGTCCAGCGCCAACTGCGAATACGTCCTTGTGATGATGTTAGATGACATCGGCACTAAGTCTAAAGAGCCACCGCTTGTGCCTACTTGGATTATGGAAACGTCCGAAGGTTCCTTTCAATGGGGCTACGCATTTAAAGAGCAACCAACTAAGGGCGACTTTACCGCAGCCATCAAAGCGATTGCTACGGCAGGCTACACCGACCCTGGCGCTACTAACGCAGTGCGTAACTTCCGTCTGCCTGGTTCAATTAATCTTAAGCCAGGGCGCGGCAACTTTGCGTCGGTCTTGGTAGAGTTTCACCCTGAGCGTGAGTATCTATTAGAAGAAATCTGCACTGCCCTTGATGTGGTGCCTGACCCTGCTGATACAGCGCAGAATGTCGCCATTCGCCTTGCTGACACCGGCAAGGATTCAGTCGTTACTTGGCTTAACGAGCAAGGGCTAATCATGTCTGCTGCCAATGGTGAGGGTTGGATGAGTATCGTTTGCCCTAACAACGCAGAGCATACCGATGGCAACATTGAAGGTCGGTATAAACCCTTAGATCGTTCGTTTTGTTGCTTGCATGGTCATTGCGTGGATTTTAGTTCGCAGATGTTTTTAGCTTGGGTAGCGGATAATGGTGGCCCGACTGTATCGCATGGCTTGCGTGATGAGTTGCTAGCGGAGAAAATGAAAGATACCTTGTCTAAGCTAACGCCTAATGATATTTACCGCGATACGGCGTCCGAGCTAATTGCTGAAGTTGAGCGCAAAGAACTAGGGCGCATCGAGAAAGCTGAGTGGTATTCCCGTTTTGCGTATATACAAGACGATGAGTCTTACTTTGATATGCAAGACCGACGTGAGGTGAGTCGCCAGACGTTCAACGCTTTGTTCCGTCACATCCCTTGTAAGTCGATTCACACAGGACGCAAAGTCGAGGCATCTATTTGCTTTGATGAGAATCGTCAAGTGATGGGCGCCAAAGCGCTTGTTGGTGTGACCTACGCTGCCGGTGAAGATGTTATTGTCATGCGTGATGGCGACCTGTTCGGTAACCGCTGGCGTGACGCAAGACCTGAGCTATCAGGTGCAAGTAATGACATCGCTATGTGGATGAAGCATTGCCAGGAGCTTGTGCCTGAGCAAGCAGAACTAGATCATATCTTTGATGTGATGGCGTTCAAAGTACAAAACCCTAAAATCAAAGTTAATCATGCGATCCTTCATGCAGGGGATGAAGGTTCAGGCAAGGATACTTTTTGGGCGCCGTTCATCTGGGCCGTCTGCGGCGATCATTTAAAAAACCGCGGCATCATGGATAACAATTCTGTGAATAGCCAGTGGGGTTATCAATTAGAGTCAGAAGTGTTGATCATCAACGAATTAAAAGAGCCTGACGCTGCAACGCGCAGACAATTAGCTAACCAACTCAAACCTATTATTGCTGCGCCGCCTGAGATGTTGCCTATTAATCGTAAAGGCCTGCATCCTTATATGATGGCAAACCGCCTGTTTGTGCTGGCATTTAGTAATGATCCTGTGCCTATTAGCCTGGCATCACAAGATCGCCGTTGGTTCTGTGTGTGGTCTACCGCACCAAGAATGAACAGTGATCAAGCTAAAAAGATTTGGGATTGGTATAGATCGGGAGGGTTTGCCTGCATAGCAAAATGGCTTATGGCTCGTGATGTATCTAAATTTAACCCTAGCGCGCCTCCAATAATGACCGAGTTTAAGCAAAATCTAATCGAGCATGGCATGAGTATGGCTGAGAGCTATTTAGTGGATATGCTGCGTGAGCGTAAGGGTGAGTTTATTAAAGGTGTAATTGGTTCACCATTTCATAGCCTATGTGATCGCTTGGCTGGATTGGCACCATCGGGTGTTAAGGTGCCACAGGCTGCGCTACTTCATGCACTGAAGGAAGCCGGATGGATTGATTGTGGCCGCTTAGCGTCGCACGATTACCCAAGTAAGAAGCATATCTTCGCTGCGCCTGATGTGCATGAAACTTTTAAAAAATCAGAGCTTCGACGTGCAGTAGAAGAAAATCCATCGCCACATCTTGTGCGTGTGAAATAAGAGAGCGTTGTCCTGCAAAAATCGGGATCGTTGCCCTGCAAAAAACGGGATCGTTTGCCTGCAAGAATTAAAACAAAATCATAATCGGCGAGTCATACGCGCGGGCGCGTACGCGGGCGGGCGCATGGGCGCGCAGGCGCGCGCGTAAGCCAGGGCGGCAGCGGGCGCGCGCGCTTTACGGCGGCCAGAATAGCCCAGGGCGCGCGATTGCGGCGCGGGTAATACTAAGCCAGCAGGGCAAACAATCGCAGCGCCTGGGCGCTTTTATGGCCCTCTGGGCGCGGGCAATAAAAAACCCGGCATATAGCCGGGCGCGTTAATTGTAGCGGGTTTATAAATCAAATATTTCCGCTATTAGTAGGGCCAGCAGCAGGCCGCATATTATAGGGATCATAAGCGCGGCCCCTTCTCTATTTCGCCGCGTACTAAGCGGGCAAAAGTAACGGCAGCCGCCCGCGTATTAAAGCGGCGGCAGGCCTGCGATTCTATGCCGCTTAAATAGGTTGTATAGGTTACGCGATACATTACAGGCCCCCTAATATTTGATTAATTACGTTGCGCGCCTGGTTGATATCATGCCAGGCGCTGCGCCCGTCATTGTCCCGCGCATTAAGCGCAGCATTATGCAAGTACATATCCGCGGTAGTTAAGCGGGTTTCCAGGGTTTGCCTTATTAGGCCCTGATTAAATGCGCGGTTATCGTCCAGCACCTGGGCCAATACTTGTAAATCACTTGTAGAATAGTTCATTTTTTGCCTTTACTTTAATTTATCGATTGAATATTAAAAACCCGCGCCGCTTTCTTGGCCTGGGTACCATGCGCCGGGAATCCGATAATAGCGTCCCGGTTACTAATCGCGCATAATTTGCAGCTCGCGCAGCTGATCCCGTCGCGAATGGTTGCCGGGCATACTACAATTTTCCGGCCGCCTGGCGTCGTCGTGTTTTCTTTTTGATCAATAGGTAAAACCGTAACGACCGGCCCCAGGTTAAGGGCTGCCAATTGATCCGCATGGGCTGGCGTGTTCGCGCTTAAATTGATCGTAAACCCCCAGTCATTCGCGCCCTTGATATAGGCGCTATTCCTGCCGTTTGCCGGGTTGTAGTGCGTATAAGTAAAGCCGCGGCGGCCTTTATTTGCCTTCACTAGATCGCCCAGGGCTGCGCCGTCAATCTCTAGGCCATTGCCTGGCAGATCGCCCGCCTGATTATGGCGCCATAATTGATCATCCGGCAGCGCTGCGATTTTGTCGCAAAAATCCGCGAAGCAGTCGCCACGATCGCCGCGGGTTACGGCGGCCCAGTGCAACGCCAGCGGGCCGGATCCAGCATAGCAGCCCTGCGAATTATTGAATGGGCAGTCAGGCGGGCAGGTCGCTGCGCTGGTTGTGCTTACTGGTATTGGCCCGGTTTTTACATTGCTAGATTTTGGGGTTAAATGGTAATTAATCATAAATTGATCACCTTCACAATGACGCGATTATTAAGAAAATCAACGCTGCAGCCCTGCTCTAGAATTTTGGCCTTGATGGCATCTTCTGTCATGGCCGCGGCCGCCTGGCGCATTGTGCGCGGCGTGATTTTGTAAGGCTTATCCCAGGCGCCAATATTTAGGTGCATATAGTAGGCCGTATCAAAATAATCCGTCATTGCGTCGCTGCGATCATAATATCCGGCGGCCTTAAGCGCCTGGGCGCATTCCTGCAGCACCTGCAGCGCTTCGCCGCTATAGTGATCCTCTAGCCAGTAGAGATTAACCTGCATATGGCCCTTATCATGGCCCGGCAGCTCAAAAGTTTTCCCGGTCTTATCCCTAAAATTAGCGATTAGATCAACGGGGCCAGCGCTTATCGTGCAGGCGATCGCCATATGATTATCAACGCGCAGGGAATACTTAAACCCGCGGGCCTTTAGGGCCTTATCCATTGCGGCCTTGATAATGCTTTTCTTTTCCTGATTCATATAAGCCATGATTAACCCCTTTTTTGTTGGTTGTTTAATTCCTGGGCGATATCGTCGCCGCCTATAGCGCGGATCCAGCCGCAGCCATTCCAGGATCTAGCATTAAATGAATAATCTAGGTCTATCCGGTTTTCGCCCCAGCTTACAGATATTGCAGCGGCGCCGGATTGAATCGCGGCCTTAATCTTGCTTAAGATTTGCGCCTTAGAAGGGCGGCGGCCTGGAAAATCAATATCAAATATTTGTGATAATTGGCTCATTTTAAAACCCCCCATTCAGAAGGCCCCAGGCCAAAAAGGCGCCTAGAATTGCGCCCATGATCGCGGCGCCCAGGTAATCAAGTAAACCGGGTTTTTTTGTGAGAGTAGACATCGTTTAGTTTCCTTTAGTTTATTAACAGGTCGCGGCGGGTTTGCCGCGCCTGGGCGCTTCGTTTAACCTTCAAAAATAACTGAATCGCGGCGGCTATACGCTAGTAAATCGTCGATACCTTCATAACCTAATCGAACGGCGCGAATATCGGCCACGTCGCGCATTGATCCAGCGCCGGGCAATTGATTAGATAAATACATTTCGTTTAGCAGCTGCGCGTCAATTGTAGAATCTTGATCCAATAAGCAGCATAAAGACACTTCGAGATTGTCGCCTTCGACATCTTGCAAGCGCTGAATTAAAGCTTTAATTAATTTGATATGCATGGTTTTTTACCTTTACTTTAGTTTAGTTTTCTGTTTTCCCCTAAGGGACGTCCAGGTTATCACAAAAATATAGGAATGTAAAACAATTGTTTACATTAAAACAACAAAACGGCAAAACCTAGGTCAAATTGTCAAAACCTAGGTCATTGTTTAGGGTCTAAATGACCTATATTAGGGGCTTATAAAATAAGGGTTTAAAGCTTAGTAGGGTCAAATTGTCATTTTTTTATACCTATGAGATGTTAATCACATATTTATATATCTATAGCGGCCAATGTTATAAGGCAGCGACCTAAAACGATATGACAATTTGACAATTTGACCTAGATTTTGCCGCGCCCGCTGCGGGAATTCCCACGCAAAAAGGAAAAAGCCGTCAACAAAATACAGATGACAATTTGACCCTACTTTTATTAGACGACAATTTGACCCTACTTTTATTAGATGACAATTTGACCTATGTTTAAGGCCACGCGCCCGCCGGTTAAATATTGATGACAATTTGACAATGTGACCTAGGTCACGCGCCCGGCTGCCACAATTGACCGGCAACAATGGCCGCGCCCTGGCGCCTGGCAGCCACGCGCCCAGCCAAAAAAGCAAAAGGGAAAACGCCCGCCGCGCCCTATACGCGCCCGCCCGCTAGCCCTTATTCTATATAGCTCTATGCTTTTTATCGCCCGCTAAGCCTTATAGCTAGGGGCTACCTAGGGTTTACCCACCCCCCTAGGGCCTTGCGCAAAACTGTTGTGGCTGGGGAGGTATCACGAACAATTTTTTTATTAGTAGCCAAACGCCCATTCCCTTTTTATTTTTAAATTTTTTTGTTACACTTCCCTCATGTTTGTATCCTTTCCTTATGAACCTCGTAAGCTGCAAGCTACAGAGTCACGGCTTGAAGCAATCAAGAAAGCCGCCAAACTCGGCCTTAAGGGAGATTCGTTGGCGTTAGCAGCCGGTATGCTCCCCACCGAATATCGTCAGTTAGTGCAATTTGATCCCATCGCTGAATGGGCAGAATTAACAGGCAGAGCCGAGGGTGAATATGAAGCTAGCGAACTATTGCATCTTGCTGCAAAAGAAGGCGACGCCAAAGCAGCGCTTGCCATCTTGCAAAATGTCCACGGATGGGTTGCCAAACAGCAACTATCCATCGACGTTGAACAACGCATCTCAATCACCGCTGCTCTCGAGCAAGCGCAATCTCGCGTCATCGACGCCCTCACAGCTAGTGAACCTCAAAGCGTAGAATTTAAAGAACTACCAACTAAAAAACTTAAAGCCGCCTAATGCAAGAACCACGGTATTCTGCCGAAGATGAAATGGAACTTATGGCGCGGCTATGGAGTCCAAGCATCAAGGACAACCCGCTAGCGTTCGTGATGTTTGCGTTTCCTTGGGGACAAGCGGGTACGCCACTTGAACACTTCACTGGCCCACGCAAGTGGCAGCGCCAGGTGTTACAAGACTTGGCAGATCACATCAAAACAAACAATGGCAAGGTTGACTTTGACGTCTTAAGATTAGCCATCGCCTCTGGGCGTGGTATTGGTAAGTCAGCCCTAGTGTCCTGGCTAGTCCTGTGGATGATGACTACCCGCATCGGGTCGACCGTCATCGTGTCAGCCAACAGCGAATCGCAACTACGCTCAGTAACTTGGGCTGAGATCACTAAGTGGTCGTCCATGTCGATCAATACCCACTGGTGGGAGATTAGCGCCACAAGGGTAATGCCTGCCAAATGGCTGACTGAGCTAGTCGAGCGTGACCTCAAGAAAGGCACACGTTATTGGAACTTAGAAGGGCGGCTTTGGTCGGCTGAGAATCCTGATTCGTTCGCCGGTGTTCACAACTACGATGGGGTAATGGTCGTGTTTGATGAGGCGTCAGGTATTGACGACTCCATCTGGGCGGTGACAAGCGGGTTCTTTACAGAGAACACGCCCAACCGCTTTTGGTGTTGTTTCTCTAACCCGCGTCGCAATACAGGCTACTTCTATGAAGCCATCGAGGGTAGCAAGCGTGACTTTTGGCAATCTAGGCAAGTGGACGCTAGGGATGTAGAAGGTACCGATAAGAACGTGTATAACCAGATCATTGAAGAATACGGCCCTGATTCGTACCAGGCGCACGTTGAAGTATATGGTTCGTTCCCATCGGAAGGCGACGATCAGTTCATCTCCTCCACCTTGGTGGACGAAGCAATGAAACGGGACAAATGGCAAGATGACTCCGCGCCCATCGTAATGGGTGTTGATCCTGCCCGGTTTGGCTCGGACTCGACCGTCATTGCGGTGCGCCAGGGCAGGGACATCGTAGAGATCCGTAAGTTCAAGGGTGACGATACGATGGTAGTGGTCGGTCATGTCATCGAAGCCATCGAGCAGTACAGCCCAGCAGTCGTAGCCATTGACGAAGGTGGCTTAGGCGCGGGTGTGGTTGACCGACTCAAAGAACAACGCTACAAGATACGCGGTGTGAACTTTGCGAACAAGAGCCGCAACCCTATGATGTATGGCAACATGAGAGCGCAGATTTGGGGGCAGATGAAGGATTGGCTTAAGAACGCGTCCATCCCCAAGGAAAAAACACTTAAGACTGACCTGATCTCACCATTGATGAAGCCTGACTCTAAGGGCGCCATTTACTTGGAGTCCAAAAAAGACATGAAAGCTAGAGGCTTGGCGTCACCTGACTCGGCTGATGCCATCGCCCTGACGTTTGCATTTCCTGTTGCACATCGGGAATCTAAAGGTATACTTCGCAAACAAACGTATCAGTCGCAAAGCGCAGCCCTTAACTCATGGATGGGGAGCTAATATGTGGAAAACGGTTTTAGCAATTTTTAACTTCGGGCGTAAAAAGCCTAAAAAGGAGCAACCATGCCTCTCAAAAAAAGCACCAGCAAAGAAGCCTTCCGTAAAAACGTCGCAGCCGAAGTCAAAAGCGGTCGTCCGGTCAAGCAAGCCGTTGCCATTGCGTACAGTGTCAAGCGTGAAGCCAACAAAGGCAAAGCTAAAAAATGAGTCTAAAACCTCTAAGTAATTGTGTTTTAATTCGTCAAGACACAGAAAAATTATCTGAGCTAATAGTTTTACCCCAAAACAAATTATTTAGCGGTATCATTGTGGCAATTGGTGAAGGTAAAAAGAATCCAAAGGGATTCCTTGAACCTATGAGCGTTAAAGATGGCGACCATGTGCTATTCGGAGAACATTCGGGGCAAAAGGTCACTATTGATGGCGAGGAATTGCTTATGATGCGTGAGCCTGATGTGATCGGAATACTAAATGGCGTATGACCAAACTTCAATGAATATCGTTGGCAAAGTAGCCAACGTAGGTAGTAATCCCACCACTACTCCAAATGAGCAGTCTGATACGCTTGCTACAATGCGCCATCGCTTTCAAATGGCAATGTCTGCGTATTCCGAAAGTCGTGAGGACGAGCTAGATGACCTTCGATTTATGGCTGGTTCTCCAGATAATCAATGGCAATGGCCTGCTGACGTATTGGCAACTCGCGGATCTGTTCAAGGGCAGACCATCAACGCAAGACCTTGCCTTACTATTAACAAGCTGCCACAACACGTCAAACAAGTAACAAACGAGCAACGTCAGAATCGACCCTCTGGGAAAGTAATCCCTGCGGACGATAAAGGCGACATTGAAGTAGCGGAAGTGTTTGAAGGTATGGTTCGCCATATCGAGTATATGTCTGACGCCGATGTGGTCTATGACACTGCGTGTGAAAACCAAGTAACGTATGGCGAAGGGTACTTCCGTATCTTGACCGAGTTTTGCTACGACAATAGTTTTGACCAAGACATTCGTCTAGGTCGTATTCGCAACGCATTTAGCGTTTATATGGATCCGATGATCCAAGACCCTGCTGGTTGCGATGCTGAATGGTGTTTTATTAGTCAAGACATGGAAAAAGACGAGTATGAACGTCAATTCCCAAACGCAGCGCCGATTACTTCGATTATGTCCCAAGGCGTAGGTGATGATTCCCTATCCCAATGGCTAAACGAAAACACAATTCGTATTGTTGAGTATTTTTACTACACACATACCCCAACTAAGCTTAACTTGTACCCAGGCAATCAATCGTTTTACGATAACAGTTCTGAAGATAAGCAAATGAAAGAAATGGGCTTAAAACCCATTAAAACCCGCACCGTTGATGTTAAAAAAGTCATGTGGATGAAAACCAATGGCTACGAAGTTCTTGAAGAACAAGAATGGGCGGGTAAATGGATTCCTGTAGTACGCGTAATTGGTAACGAATTTGAGGTAGATGGTCGCATTTATGTGTCTGGTTTAGTTCGTAATGCCAAAGATGCACAGCGTATGTACAACTACTGGGTATCTCAAGAAGCTGAGATGCTTGCATTGGCTCCAAAAGCACCGTTTATTGGTTACGGCGGTCAATTTGAGGGTTATGAGACCCAATGGAAAACTGCAAACACGACCAATTGGCCGTATTTGGAAGTTAATCCTGATGTTACCGATGGAATGGGCGCAACATTGCCACTTCCACAACGCGCCCCACCTCCTTTGGCACAAACTGGACTTATTCAAGCCAAAATGGGTGCAAGTGACGATATTAAGTCCACTACCGGTCAATATGACTCTAGTCTTGGACAAACTTCTAACGAGCGTTCAGGTAAAGCAATCCTTGCGCGTGAGCGTCAAGGCGATGTGGGTACTTTCCACTACGGCGACAACCTGACTAAAGCAATTCGCTTTGCAACTCGTCAATTAATTGACCTTATCCCTAAAATTTACGACACCGAGCGTATTGCTCGTATCGTAGGCGTGGATGGCGAAGTGTCGATGGTCAAGTTAAACCCTGAGCAACCTGAGCCGGTTAAAAAAATCGTGGATCAGCAAGGCATTGTGATTGAAAAAGTCTATAACCCTAGCGTTGGTATCTATGATGTCGTGGCTACTACAGGTCCAGGCTACATGACCAAGCGCCAAGAAGCGATGGAAGCTATGGCTCAGATTCTTCAAGGCAATCCTCAGTTGTGGGCGGTTGCTGGCGATCTATTTGTTAAGAATATGGATTGGCCTGGCGCTCAAGAGATGGCTAAACGCCTAGAAAAGACGATTGATCCTAAGCTGATGTCTAGTACAGACGAAGATCCTGCCTTGCAAGCTGCTCAACAGCAGATTGAAGCGATGGGCAAAGAGATGGAAGGTATGCACTCTATGCTTCAGAATGTCGGTCATTCGATTGAGATGCAAGACTTGGAACGTAAAGACTTTGAAGCCCAAATCAAGCTATTTGATGCTGAAACCAAGCGTTTATCTGCGGTTCAAGCTTCTATGTCGCCTGAACAGATCCAAGATATTGTCATGGGAACTGTGCATGGCATGATGGTGAATGGCGATCTTGTAACTGAGATGCAACGTGATACAAGCATGGATATGCAAGAAGAAGATCAAAGAGAAGCGCAGATGGAACAACCAATGCAGCCTCAAGGTCAACCAATGCCACCGCAAGGCGCTATGCCTGAACAAATGCCACCACAAGGGATGCCACCACAATGAAATGCTCTGATTTTGTAGGAATGTTTTTTTTAGCCCGTGATGTAACCCATTCGGTTCATTTGAATACCCGTAGCTACGCAAAGCATAAGGCTTTGCAAAAGTTTTACGAGGGTATTATTGATTTGGCTGACTCATTTGCTGAAGCATACCAAGGTCGTCACGGTTTGATTGGCCCAATTAGCTTAATGTCCGCTAAAAAAACAAGTAATGTCGTTGAATTCTTAGAATCGCAACTTGCTGAGATTGAAGCAATGCGATACGATGTTTGCGATAAAGATGACACACCATTACAGAACTTAATTGACGGCATTATTGAGCTATACCTTTCTACCCTCTACAAACTCCGCTTTTTAGCGTAAGGACTTAATCATGGCAAACTTTAAACAAATAGCAGCTACCGACCAAGTAAAAATTGGTGGGGGCAAAATTTTCGGTATTTTTGTAAGCAGCGGTAGTAGTAGCCCTACGCTTGCTGTTTATGATAGCGCTACTGCAAGTACAGATGACCCAAAAATTGCTAATACTTTTGCGGTAGCCGCAGCCACTCAATACCTAAGCTTTCCAAACGGAATCTTTTTTAGTAAAGGCTTGTATATTGTGCTTGCTAATACTGCCGCATTTACAGTAGTCTACGAATAATACAAAATTAAATCGTACTGGTGCGATACACCAGGGTTTCTAAGGAAACATCGAAATGGACGAAAGTCAAGAAGTAGTACCAGCGGAAGTATCCGCGCCAGAACAGGTAGCAACGGCTGTACCTGAAGCTGAAGTAGTTGCGCCGGAAGCAGAAAATACCGCAGAAGCGGCTAAAACCTTCTCTCAAGAGGATGTGGATGCGCTGATCGGGAAACGTCTAGCTAGAGAACAACGTAAGTGGGAAAGAGAACAGGCAGCTAGAGCGACAGAAGCACAAGCTCGAAAAGCCCCAGTAGAAATCCCGCCGATTGAGCAGTTTAATTCGCCTGACGAATATGCCGAAGTTTTGGCAGAGCGTAAGGCAGAAGAATTGCTTGCTAGGCGTGAACAAGCTAGAGCGCAGTCTGAGATCATTGAGTCCTATCACGACAAAGAAGAAGATGCGCGGAATAAGTACGATGACTTTGAACAAGTTGCGTATAACCCCAAGCTTCCGATTACTGATGCGATGGCTCAAACGATTCAATCTTCCGATGTTGGCCCCGATATGGCTTATTACCTAGGGTCTAATCCGAAAGAAGCTGATCGTATTTCTCGTTTATCGCCCCTCCAGCAGGCAAAAGAATTAGGGAAAATTGAGGCTAAATTAGCTGATAACCCAGTAGTAAAAAAGACTTCGAGCGCCCCAGCACCAATTGCTCCGATTACGGCACGATCCTCTGGATCGCCTAGTTTAGATACAACTGATCCTCGCTCTATCAAGAGTCTGAGTACATCAGAGTGGATCGAAGCTGAACGCCAACGTCAGACCAAAAAGTGGGAAGCGCAGAGAAACCGCTAACTATTTTTTAATTAGGACTTTATTATGTCAAATTCGATCTTAACCATCGACATGATTACAAGAAAAGCTCTCGAGATTCTCGAGAACAACCTTGTACTCACACGCAACGTAAACCGCCAATATGATGACTCTTTCGCTGTTGAAGGTGCCAAAATTGGTTCTACTCTCCGTATCCGCCTACCAGACCGCGCTTTGGTAACTGACGGTGCCGCCTTGCAAGTTCAAGACGACAACGAACAGTTCACAACTTTAACTGTAGCGTCACAAAAGCACATTGGTGTTAACTTCACTTCTGCTGAATTGACAATGCAATTAGATGACTTCGCAGAACGCGTATTGAAGCCTCGTATTAGCCAATTGGCATCTTCTATTGATGCTGACGTAGCTAATGCTTACAAAGCTATCTATAGCACTGTTGGTACACCTGGTCAGACTCCTTCTACTTCTTTGGTGCTGTTACAAGCTCAACAAAAGTTGAATGAAAATGCTGCTGTTATGTCCCCACGTTACGCTACTGTTAACCCAGCAGCCAACGCAGGTTTGGTTGAAGGTATGAAAGGTCTGTTTAATCCTACAGACACAATCAGCCGTCAATTCAAGAATGGCATGATGGGTATGGGCGTATTGGGCTACGAAGAAGTTAACATGAGCCAATCTATCAAGCAACATACCAATGGTGCTTGGGGTACGACTATTACCAATACCGCTACAGTTACTACACAAGGTCAAGCTACTTTGGGTCTTACCTTTACAGGTGCAGGTACATGGAACGTAGGCGACGTATTTACAATCGCTAACGTATACGCAGTTAACCCACAAACCCGTGAGTCTACAGGTAGTTTGCAACAGTTCGTTGTAACTTCTGGTACAGCTACTAACACTGGTACTACTACAGCTACTGTAAATATCTCTCCAGCTATTTACACACCAACAAATGCGTTAGCTACTGTTAACTCATTCCCTGTTGCTGGCGCTGTGGTTACTATGGTTGGATCTGCTTCCACTCAGTACGCTCAAAACTTGGTTTACCACAAAGATGCGATCACTTTTGCGACCGCCGACTTGTTGTTACCACAAGGTGTTGACATGGCTTCCCGCCAAGTTCATAACGGTATTTCATTGCGCGTTGTACGTCAGTACGACATCAACAATGACCGTTTACCTTGCCGTATTGACGTTCTGTATGGCTTTAGCACGATTCGCCCACAAATGGCTTGCCGTATCTGGGGTTAATCAAATTGCTCCCGCGCAAGCGGGGGCTTTTTAAATCAATTTTTTAAGGAATTAATATCATGGCACTTCCAAATGGCGCAGGCGGTTACCAATTAGGTGACGGTAACCTAACCGAAGTAAACATCGTAACTCAAGCAACCCCAACAGCTAAAACAGCGGCAGCCGTATTGACGCCTGCTGAATTGGCTACAGGCATTATCACTTTTAACGGTACCGCAGGTGCTTTAACCGTACCTACTGGTGTTTTGCTAGATGCTGCTTTTTCTAGTATGAAAGTTGATAGTTGTTTTGACTTTGTAATTATCAATACCGACGATACAGATGCGGCTACTGTTACAGCTAGCACTGGTTGTACTTTAGTTGGTGTTGCGGCTGTTTTAGCGGTAACGTCATGCACATGGCGCGCTCGCAAAACAGGCGACGCTACCTATGTGTTCTATCGCATCGCTGGTTAATGTAATTCCCCGCCCTTCGGGGCGGGACTTTTAAAGGAATAAATTATGCCTAATACCAAGCCCATCGGTGTTGCGTATTCTGATCCTTTGCTAGAGAGCTATGCAGTAGGTACAAGTGCTCAGCCAATCGCTGTAACCACTTCATCTAATGTAACTAGCGCTTATGCAACGACTTCAGCTACCAATGGCGATACCCGTCTTTCTTACAACAAGCTAATCTTTACCTCCACAGGTTCAGGCGAAACTTTGCGCGCTTTCACTTCTATTGCTACTGGTTCGGGTGCTGTTGCTCCTGCTGGTACCGTAAACGGCGCACATATTTCACTTGAAATTGATGGCACATCAACTGTATCTGGAGCAGGTAATGCTCTCCGTGCTACTTTGGGTGGTACATCAACTAACCCAGGCGGTACTTTAGCGGCAATTCAAGCTGATAGTAACTTTGCTTCTGGCGGTACATGGACAAACGCTTCGTTTATCCGTTTTACCAATAGCGGTACTGGTACTGTTGCTAACTTGTTTAACGTACCAGCAGCTTTGGTAACAGTTAAAGGCAGCGCAGCGTTAAGTCATAAAATCAAAATTGTAGATAGCGCTGGTACGGCTTACTACATTATGGTTTCTGATGCGTAATGCAAATTAGTAAAGAGTTTTTGCTGTCTGAAATCTCTGACCTTGAGAATGAATCTAAGAAGGCGCAAACCTTCTTGATTCAGGCTCAGGCCACCATTTCTTCGTATAAAATGTTAATTGATCGTTTAGATCAACCCGAATTAGAACCCGAAGTTATACAACCTGAGTAAAATATGCCTGTTATCTATTTGAAACATCCCATTCACGGTACTAAAGTGGCTACAATGGATCAAGAAGCAGAACACGATGAAACGCATGGTTGGAAACGCTACGAACTGGATACGCAACCAGAACCTGTAGCTGAAGTAGTAGAAGAAGTGATTGCGGCTCCTGTTAATACACTGGAAGTAAAAAGACGTCGTAAAACCGCAGAGTAAGGAGTTGTTATGGCAACCACAGCCGCCGACCAAATTAACGGAGCATTACGCTTAATCGGGATGCTCGCCGAGGCTGAAACGCCTTCTGCTGCTACTGCCCAAGATTCCCTTAACGCTTTGAATCAAATGATTGATTCATGGAATACTGAGCGTTTATCTGTCTTTTCTACCCAAGATCAAGTCTTTACTTGGCTACCTAATCTAATTCATAGAACACTTGGCCCAACAGGTGATTTTGTCGGTAATCGTCCTATTTTAGTGGACGATGCAACTTATTTTAAAGACCCGACCAACGGCATTTCGTTTGGTATTAAGATCATTAACCAACAACAATACGATGGTATTGCGGTTAAAACGGTAACTTCCACTTATCCACAAGTCATGTGGATCAACATGGATTACCCTAATATTGATATGTATGTGTACCCAGTGCCTACAAAAGCATTGGAATGGCACTTTATTTCAGTTACTGAATTAGATAAACCTGCTAGTCTTTCAACTTCATTAACTTTTCCACCAGGCTATTTAAGAGCGTTTAAATACAATTTGGCTTGTGAAATTGCTAACGAATTTGGTGTTGAGCCACCGCCTAATGTGGCTCGTATTGCAATGACTTCTAAACGCAATCTTAAAAGAATTAATAATCCTGACGATATCATGTCCTTGCCTTACAGCATTGTGGCTACTCGTCAACGCTTTAACATCTTTGCCGGTAACTACTAATGCAGACGCCGATTTTAGGCCAAGCTTATGTTGCCCGTAGCGTAAATGCCGCTGACAATAGGTGCATAAACCTCTTTCCTGAAGCCATTCCCGAAGGTGGTCAAACCGGGGGTTTTCTTAACCGCGCCCCAGGCTTACGTCTTTTAGCTACGATTGGCACAGGCCCCATCCGTGGACTTTGGACTCATTCGACAGGCGGTACCGATGCTTATGTCGTATCAGGCAATAAATTCTATAAGATTCAGACTGACTATACTTACACGCTTCTAGGCACTGTCAGCGGTACTGGCCCAGTGTCTATTGCTGATAGCGGTACGCAAATATTTTTAGCGTGTAATCCTGATGCTTACGTTTACACCGAGTCAACCAATACATTTGAAAAAATTACTGATCCTGACTTTGCTGGCGCCGCTACCGTTTGTTACATTGATGGTTACTTTGCCTTTAATCAACCCAATACGCAGATTATTTGGGTAACAGACATTTTTAATGCTACGTCTATCAATCCTTTGGCTTTTGGCGCTGCTGAAAGCTCTCCCGACCAAGTTATAGCCGTTGTATCCAATAACCGTGAAGTTTGGGTATTTGGACAGGGTACAACTGAGGTTTGGTACGATGCGGCTGTAATTCCTTTTCCTTTAGCCCCCATTCAAGGCGCATACAATGAAATTGGTTGCTTGGCTCCGTTTTCTATTGCTAAACTCGATAACAGCATATTTTGGCTCGGCGCTGATCCTCGTGGCTACGGTATTGTGTATCGTAATCAAGGTTATACAGGCAAACGTGTATCTACCCATGCCGTAGAGTATGCCATTCAACAATATGGCGATATTAGCGATGCAATAGCGTATACCTACCAACAAGAAGGCCATGCTTTCTATGTATTGAACTTTCCTACCGCCGATAAGACTTGGGTTTATGACGTAGCTACCGGTGCTTGGCATGAACGGGCAAGTTGGCTCAATGGTTCATTTAAGCGCAATCGTGGTCAATGCCAAATGAACTTTAATAGCGAAACGGTTATCGGCGATTACGAAAACGGCAATTTATACGCTTTTGACCTTGATGTTTATGCTGACAATGGTGCAATTCAAAAGTGGCTTCGTTCATGGCGCCCATTACCTGCTAATCAAAACAATCTTAAACGTACCGCCCAGCACACCCTTCAGTTGACTTGTGAATCAGGCGTGGGATTGAATTTAGGCCAAGGGCAAGACCCACAGGTAATGCTTCGTTGGTCTGATGATGGTGGTCATACATGGTCTAATGAACATTGGATTTCAATGGGTAAGATCGGTGAGTACGGCTATCGTGCTATTTGGAGGCGTCTAGGAATGACTACAAAGCTCCGTGACCGCATTTATGAAGTGTCGGGTACAGACCCTACCAAAACAGTAATCGTAGGCGCAGAGCTATTCCTAAACGGTACAAATAGCTAATGTCTAATATTACCCTTCTTCCGTCAGCTAAAGTACCGCTGATTTATCCCGACACTAACGGGATGACGACTGAATGGTATCGGTTCTTTTGGAATATCTATGGTTTTACTGGCACTGGTGTAGTCCCCGTTAATAAGGGTGGTACAGGTTTAGATACGATTGGCAACCATCAGTTAATCATTGGCAACGCTAATAATGTATTTGAGCCTACTACGCTAGTCGGTAATGGAATCACGATTACTTATGGTACAGGTACAGTTACCTTAGCCATTGGCAATTCAGGCGTAACGCCTGGCACTTATGGTTCTGCAAGCAAAGTAGGTCAGTTCACCGTTGATGTACATGGCACTTTGGTGTTTGCCCAAGATGTCAACATTGCTATTGACGCTAGTCAGATTATCAGCGGTACGATTGATACGGCTCGTATTTCAGGTTCTTACACAGGTATTACAGGCGTTGGAACGCTAACTGTAGGTACTTGGAACGCAACTACCATCGGTACAGGCTATGGTGGTACAGGTCAAACTAGTTTTACTAATGGTCAATTGCTGATTGGCAATACTACAGGCAATACCCTTACTAAAGCTACTTTAACTGCTGGTACGGCTATTGGCATCACTAATGGCGCGGGTGCTATTACGATTACTAATACTTTGCCTGACCAAACGGTTGTTCTGTCTAACGGAACAGGTATTAGCGTTACTGGTACTTACCCTAGCTTTACTATTACCAATACCGCCCCATCATCCGGCGGTACTGTCACAAGCGTTACTGGCACAAGCCCTGTTGTATCTAGCGGTGGTACAACCCCTGCAATCAGTTTGGCTACGGCTTACGGCGATACGCTCAACCCTTATGCAAGCAAAACTGCTAATTATTTCTTAGCCGCGCCTAATGGATCTGCGGGCGTTCCAATTTTTAGAGCTATTGTTGCGGCAGATATTCCTTCATTATCTAGCACTTATATTCCGTATACAGGTGCTAGTAGCGCAATAGATTTAAACGCACAAACAGTTACTAATATTGCCCATTTAGGCCTTAATTCAACTGCCGTACCTGATATTTTGTTGCGAGCTTATGGTGATAACAATTCTACTTCTCGCATAGGTATTCGTGGTTATTCAAGCAATGCAAGCAGTTCTTCTATGCGTGTTGCCAAGTTTCGTGGCACTTTTGCTGCACCGCAAGCACCGCTTAGCGGAGATAGTTTAGGTAAATTTGAATTAGCTGGCTATGGCACAACTTCTTCAAGCGGATACCCACAAGCTTCTTATGAAGGTGTAGCTACAGAAAATTGGAGCGCTATAGCTAGGGGTACAAAAGCTTTATTTTATGTTACGCCTAACACTACTATTACTCAAACTGTTGCTCTTACAATTGACCAAGACGCAAAGGCTACTTTTGCAAACACAGTAACGGCTAATGGAGTCTTGCTAACAGGTAATACAGGTACGGTGACTTCAGTAGCAGCTACAGCAGGAACAGGCATTAGCGTATCAGGAAGTCCTATTACTACTAGCGGTACTCTAACTATTACCAATACTGCTCCTGACCAAACCGTATCTTTAACGGCTGGCACAGGTATCAGCACTAGCGGAACTTACCCTAACTTCACCATTACCAATACTAGCCCATCTAGCGGTGGCACTGTAACTTCAGTTACAGGCACAGCGCCCGTTGTTTCAAGCGGTGGCACTACGCCAGCAATTAGCATGGCAGCCGCAACTACTTCTGTTAGCGGTTATTTGACATCTACCGACTGGAATACATTTAATGGTAAAGGTAGTGGAACCGTAACTTCTATTACCTCTACTACATTGACTGTAGGCGGTACATCTGCAATACCAACAATTAATTTGACTTCGGGGATTGTTACTGCTGGTACTACTGGTTCGGCTACATTAATACCTGTAATCACGGTTGATACTTATGGTCGTGTAACAAGTATTACAACTGCCGCAAACCCACAGGGAACGGTTACTAGCGTAGCTGCAACTGTACCTAGCTTTTTAAGCGTATCAGGTAGCCCAATAACTACTAGCGGTACTTTAGCAATTAGTTATTCAGGAACAGCTTTACCGATACTTAATGGCGGTACAGGACAAACTACCGCAAGTGCAGCATTTAACGCATTAAGCCCATTAACTACGGCTGGTGATGTCCTTTATGGTGGTACAAGCGGTGCTGGTACAAGACTAGCTATTGGTACAGCGGGTCAAGTATTAACAGTCAATGCTGGTGCTACTGCCCCACAATGGTCTACTCCTACTACTGGAACTGTTACTAGCGTAGCCCAATCATTTACGGGCGGTATTATTTCTGTAAGCGGCTCACCAATTACAACTTCAGGCACTTTAGCTTTAACTGTAGCTGGTACTTCAGGTGGTATTCCTTATTTTTCTAGTGCTACAACTTGGGCAACTTCTGCGGTTTTGGCGGCTAATTCTTTAGTAATTGGCGGTGGTGCAGGAGTAGCACCAAGCACGATTACCACAGGAACAGGGGTTGTAACAGCTCTCGGCGTTAATACGGGTAGTGCTGGCGCATTTGTCGTCAATGGTGGTGCTTTGGGTACGCCGTCTAGCGGAACAGTTACCAACCTTACTGGTACTGCAAGCATTAATATTAACGGTACGGTAGGTGCAACAACTCCTGCTGCTGGAACATTTACATCATTGACCAATTCGGGGCTTACTACAGGCCGTGTAACTTATGCTACTACTGGTGGTTTATTAACTGATTCTGCCAACCTAACCTTTAACGGCACAACACTTACTACAGCTAATGATGCTTCTATTTCAGGTTTAAAAGTAGGTAAAGGTAGTGGCTCTGTCAGCACAAATACGGCTTTGGGGCTACAAGCAATAAACTCAAATTCAACGGGTGCTTACAATACTGCTATTGGTTATCAAGCATATAGTGGTGGCACAAGTGACTTAAATACGGCTGTTGGATACCAAGCAGTTTATGGGTCAGGCGCAAATACTTACAATACTGGCGTAGGCGCACAAGCAATTCGGAATGTGACTTCAGGTTCTTACAATTCGGCTTTGGGGGTCAATGCTTTAATTACCAATTTAACTGGTAGTTACAATGTGGCTGTTGGAGTTCAAGCACTTCAAGCAAATACCGCATCTAACAGCACAGCCGTAGGTTATCAAGCTGGGTATAGCACAACTAGCGGTGGTATAGATGCTTTAGGTTATCAGGCTGGTTATACTAATTCAATAGGGGCTAATTTAGTAGCTATTGGCACTTATGCTTTGCGGTACAACACAAGCGGTACTAATAATTCAGCCGTTGGTGTCCAAGCATTACAAGGAAATACGACTGCTAGTTCTAACACGGGCATGGGCTATCAAGCTGGATTAAGCAATCAAACTGGTGCTGAAAATGCTTTCTTTGGTGCTGGTAGCGGTCAAAATACTACTGGTTCTGACAACGCTTTTATAGGTGCTTACGCTGGTAGATTAACTACTTCAGGTGCTTACAATACAGCATTAGGTGCTACAGCCCTTTACTCCAACACCACAGCATCTTACAATACCGCTGTAGGATACCAAGCTGGTTATACACAATCAGGCGCAAGTACAGGAAATTCTTATTATGGTTATCAATCAGGGTATGGCGTAACTACAGGTACATACAATGTAATTTTAGGTAGTTATCAAGGTTCAGCCGCTCCTATATCTGCTACAGGCTCTAACTTTGTAGTTTTAAGCGATGGTCAAGGAAATATTGTTGCTTCTACTAAAACAGCGCAAACCTTTGCATTACAAGGTGGAACATTAAGTGCTGGTACTGGCATAGCTTTCCCAGCAACCCAATCTGCTTCTACTGATGCAAATACATTAGACGATTATGAAGAAGGTACTTGGACACCGACACAAGGCGGTAATCTTACGGTTGTTGGAACATTTAGCTCTAGCGGCACATATACAAAAATTGGAAGAATGGTAGTAGCAAGAGGACAAGTATTAGGAAGTACAAGCGTAGCTTTTACAGGCGGCGCACCCGCAATATTAGCTGGTTCGCTACCATTTTCGGCTGCTGGCGGCCCTGTTGTTGGAAATGCGGTAGATAATAATTTTAATCAAGGAATTGTTTGTTTTGTGTCAGGCACAAATATTTACGGAAGTTCAGCAATAACAGCGACTGCTGCAATTTCGTTTGGCGTTACTTATTTTGTTTAATTAGCGTGGATTCGCTATTCAGAAAGGATTTACAATGGCATTAACTAAAGAAGTAGTAGTAGACCAAATTACCGTAACCGAAAACCTTACAATCCTTGTGCGTGAAGTTACTCGCATCATGGAAGATGGTGTAGAGATTTCTAAGCAGTATCATCGCACTTCATTTGAAAAAGATGCTGATGTAAGCGGGCAACCACAACAAGTACAAGACATTTGTGCCGCAGCTTGGAAATAATATGTTTAATTACAAAATTTTAACCAAATGATGACACTTATTCTTTTTAAGCATAAAATGCTTAACAAACCCTTCACCGGAGCTATCTATGGCCGTTAATCTTTCTCCCCTTGCTGGCGCTGGCTGGCAATTTTTTGACAATAGTGGCAATGTACTAACAGGCGGTAAGTTATATACTTATGCTAGCGGCACAACAACGCCCGCTGTTGTCTACACTTCTGTATCAGGTTTAACTGCCCATACAAACCCTATTATTTTAGATGCGGCAGGGCGTATACCAGGCGGTGAAGTTTGGTTAGATAATGGATACGGGTATAAATTTTTATTAAAAGACGCTAATGATGTTCAAATTGGGTCTTACGATAACATTCCTACTCAAGCGCCTCCACCTGTAGTTATTGTTAATGACGCGTCATCCATAGCGTATGAGGAAGGGTATACCCTAACCGCAGGATCTTTTGTAGTTGGCGATATCTATTTAATTGTTTCCACAGGCACTACTGACTTTGTTGCTATCGGTGCTTTAACTAATACCGTTGGTATTCATTTTACGGCGACTGGTGTAGGCAGTGGAACGGGTACGGCTAAATTATCAAGAACCGTTGAAAACAAGCTTCAAGAAGCTATTTCTGTAAAAGATTTTGGTGCAACAGGTGACGGATCAACTAACGACACTATAGCTTTTCAAGCTGCCGCCGCCGCTATTAACGCTGCTGGCGGTGGAAAACTAATTATTCCTGCTGGAACATATATTGTTGGATTGCAATATTTTACTGCTGGTGTTGGATTTACTTATTTTACAAATATTTTAAATTTTGCTGATTGCACAAAACCTGTAATTGTTG